ATGATGCTCAAAGTAAAGTATGCATCGTTTATCATGTTCATCTGTGCACTAGGAAGCCAGCTAACTGACGTGAGTGTGGGGGTACTGAAGCTATGGGAGTTGATGGCGATTATCATTTTCCCATTTTTCATGACTAAAATACACAAAAAGACATTACCTTTCGTATTGTTCTTTTTTTCTCTATTAGTGATATCATTAGCTACACAGCTTTTTACAGATGTTTTCTTCTGGAATTATGGCGGCCTAAAACAAAAATATGTAATATCAGTAGTTCGTTTCGCTGAACTTATGCTATGTATCTCAACCGCTATTGTAATGCTCAACGCTGCACGAAAATATAAAGTTGAACTTCCCGAGTTGATTAGTAAATTCATTACTTATAATTTCTATATGACATTATTTGTACTTGGGTTATTAACGATTGATATAGTCGCTGGGACACATATTGTTAGTTATTATCAGATCCATCGATTGAAGGGATTCTATGTTGAAGGTGGACCTTATGGTTTATATTTAGCGTCTCTGATATTTCTTGAGTTTCTTTACAAGAAAAGAAAATTGATGATGTTTACATTTGCAATAGCACTTGCGTTTTCACAGTCGAAAGCAGGAATATGTGCAATTGCGATTTTCCTCTTTGTTAGTTTTATGATGAAAAACAAATACTTAAGTGGATTCCTTAAACCAGGGAACTTCATAAGATTTTCTTTCTTCATAGCACTGAGTATTTCTATTTCGGCATTCGCAATTTTTAAGATTGCATATAACTATATTGATGATTATCAGAATGTATATTCATTAATTAAAGGGCGTGCAGGTGATCCAAGTTTGATTATGGGTCGAATTGCTGCATCCCACATTGGCCCGAAAATTTTCGAAGACAATCCTATATTTGGCGTGGGCCTCGGTGGTTATTCGTTAGTAAGAAATAACTTAGAATACAGGGAAGGTTTCCCCGTTGTATCTGGATGGGATCTAACTGGCCTTGGAGGATTTTTCAATTTAATGATTGAAAATGGTATATTTGGCGTGTTGGGTTTCATTATTATTATTTTATTGACTTACAAAAAAGATCTTCCAGGCATGTGCTTTATGATGCTATTTATTATTCCTTTTATTTTTGGCGCGCAGTTATATATGTTCTATCCTTGGGTATTTCTTGGATTCTACTTTGTATATCGTTATGGCGACCCAAAGTTGAGTGCTGATCAAAAAGCCACTGTCGATAGTGCATTAACGGCTAGTCAGGCAAACTCTAATTAAGAATACTGGAGAAACTGATGATTTTTTCGCGAAGGAATTTTCTAAGATATATACTTCCATCCGCCTTTATCGTGGATGCAACCCTTAACAAATCAGAAGCTTCTCCAGTTGCTATTGCTAACGATAACACTCATTTAGATAATAATGCAGTCCTTTCGGCCTCCCCATTACATTATAAGGCCCAATATAGTAGTCAGCCAGATGATACGGCTGCGGTTCTTACTGCGATTAACGATTGCATTAAAAACAATAAATATCTTGATCTTAGGGGAGGCCCGTGGAAAATATCGAAAACTTTAGATCTGACAGGCGTCAAATCTATTATCACAGACTGGTCAGGTCGGCTGATTATCAATACCGGTAATTTTCAAGCAACTAATAATAGTAATTTTGCTGTAATTATCGGAAACCCGGACTCTGATTATAAAACTGATCGAGCAAATTATACAACGGTCAATGGCCTTTTGTGTATTATTGCTGAAGACCGAAAAATACCTTTAAATGGATTGTTTATAAAAGGCTCACTTTTAAGCTTCGATTCTATTCGAGTCATAGGATTTAATGGTTCCGGTATAGTATTATCTTCAGTATGGGATAGTTCTTTTAAAAGTCTGTCAAGCGAGCTTTGTGGCAATGTCCATAAATACCAAATAGCAATAATTAGCGGGGGAGATACCTCAAATTGCCTTTCAATCGATAGGATACAGTCGGAAAGAGCATTTCATAAATGTTTATATATAAACGCGATCCGTTCAACACTAAACACTCTACATGCAGAGAGAACTACGATTTTAACTAGAGATGATGGCTCAAGCCTTTCATCTTCCTTGAAATATACCAATGTTTCTATAACATTGAGTAATTGCGTTCTAAATCAAGTTATTCATGACACGTCCGCAAAAAGCAATGATCTTAGCAAATCAGAGAAAATTGTTGCAGATAAATCATCCGTTGTCTTAAATTTAGTTGATACTATTCTTAATTCTGCTCATTTAAATGGATGTGTTCTATCAACCTCAATGGCAATAAGATCTCAATTTAATTCTGTTTTCTGCGAATCATGGTTCTTTGAGGATATCCAGTCAATAGATAATTCTTCAATCGACTGCTCAAACATTAGTAAAACGCTTGTAATCACTCGAAATCTATTATTACAAAACTCAAATCTGGCATCACTCACTATGCCAGAGAATGCTCATGACATACTTATTGATAAATGTAAAATCAGCAACGTTTCTATAAGTAAAAAAATTACCGGCAATATACTATTTCGTTCCTGCCTATTCCAGCCAGAGATGGAATTATTAGAAACAGGCAGCCAAAGTGATACAACACCACAAATTTCACTTTCAGCAAACATCCCTGTTTCTTTTAATGATTGTATATTCCTTGGCAAGGTTAAAGGAATGCAGAACTCCCAAGCAATTTTTAAAGGGGGGTTTATTAATGATGCAGACATCGCAAGTGGATTTGTTGGTCAATTCTATAATGTGCAAATTAAAAAATTCACTTTCTCTGGAGAAGCGGCCTTTATTACCAATCAATGCATTATTGAGGATGTTATTTCATGGAGTCCTCCTAAGAACTTAATCGCGCCATTAGGTGTAAAATCTGAAATAATGAGTGTTCAAAATGGACATTCTCAATATTACTCGCCCGGAAACAATGGTCAGTGGTTATTAAAACAAAAAGATTAATATTTTAGAGGAAGTGCCATTAGGGAGTCTACCCAAAACTCCCTTTTGAACTTGTATTATGTAAAAACATCATTTAAAAACGCGTCAAAAATGCTATAATCATTAAATTGATATTATCTATTTAATTTTAGATCTTTTCTTTCGGAAGACTATATGGATTTTATGTAACTATGATAGAAAGAGAACAACAATCCTTCCTCTTCCACGACTACGAACAACCTTACTCAAGAACTTGATTTAAAAGGAAAAACAATCCGCAATAGCTCAATAATGTACTAACTTATGTACTCATTTTGCTACTGGGTAGCACGGTACCAGGATTGCCAACGGTAAATGTTGGTGCGCAATTCCTGCCCGCACTCTGCCGTCTGGGTATCCGCCTGCAAATCCGCGTCGCTGTCAGCGCCTGCATTACTTAGTTTGCATGGCGGGTTCATCAAATCCGGGGATATTGTTGGCCGCGTCGATTGCTCGCTGGCGCAGCTGCACAGCAGCAGGATCAAACTGACACTTAGTATGATTCGGGTCGTTGACATATTTCACCACATCACGATAAACGGTACGGTAAATTACCTTGGCTTCAGCGTTCGCCGTAGCCGCCTTCTGCTCTCCGGCTGCTACATCCTTTTCCTGCTTCTTTTCCCGCGTCTTCGCCTGACTATTAACGTGCTCAGAGTGCGCGTACCAGCCTTTCAAATATCCCGCATAGAAAACGCCGGCGACCAGCGCCAGCGATATCCCCGCAATAAGTAATTTCGCTTTGCCATTCATTCGTAAAGCCCCCAGCACGTCAGCGCACTTTCCTGATCGCGGCGGTCAACCTGCCCGTAACAGCCGTTGGCCTGCCCTTTCGTTAACCGGCAATCCCTGCCCCCGTCGAATATCCAGCGCCGGATCTCCGCGCATGCCCCTTTGCGGTCGCCAGCATTCAGCTTGCGATAAAATGTTGAAGGGAAACACTTACCCGGCCCGATGTTGTACGGACAGAATGAGGCGATGCCTACTTTCTGCGGCTCAGTTAGCGGAACGTGAACATTCTTTTGCACCCATGCCAGCGCCTTATCGCGTTCGATCGCGTTGTAATGGTCACACTGGCGCTGCGTTAACTTCATTCCTTTCACTACCGGGCGACCATCGATGCGCGTTACCCCCCGGCAGATTGACCATACCCCGCCGGGGTCGATAACCGCCGTCAGGGTGTTCCCTTCCCGTTCGCCGATAAGCTGGTCGAAAAGCACCGGCGCTGAAGCACCGGCGGCCAGAAGCGCCAGCATGCCGGCGCTGAACTTAGCTTTGTTGCTCATAGTCCTGTGCCTTCCGCCGGTCATCTTTTATTTTGAAATACAGATTGGTGAGATAGGTAAGTAACCCGAAAATAATACTGGCCAGAACACCGATTGCGGCCCACTGGCTGGGGCTTACCTTATCGAGAAGTTGCAGCAACCAGTAGCTGCCGCTCACGGTGGATGTTATATACGACGTTCCCGCCGCCACATCCGGCAAATTCTTCATTCGCATGCCTTACCCCCACGGGGATCACTGTGTGTAGTGGTGTGAGGGTAAGGCGTTAAACAGGTCGGAATCCCGACTATCTAATTCAATTACTGCTGCATGGTGCTGATATAACTTTCATAATCAGCCATCGTTATGGCTTTTCTGTTATCCATAAGAACAAGCATCCAAAGCTGGGACAGATCCATATCGGATAAATTTGTTACCGATAATTCTGCTACCTCTTCAGTTTCGTAACACCCCTCCTTCCACTGACCGTTTTCACGCACAACGTAACCATTCTCAGATTTTACAATTTTCATAACTATCCTCATGCAGACACTACAGGTGCCCAGTTGATTGTTGCGCTATCTTTACTCAGATATACAACACCATCCCCGGAATTAATTTTCCCAATTCGTTCTGATATCGCGCCGGCAGGCCATTGATAATGCGCTGGATAATTCCAGCTATTCACCACATCGGCTTTTACACCACGGGTTATAAATGCTCTGTTTTCTGAAAAGCCAAAGACACCGATATTAATATCGTAAAATTCAAAAGCAGCTTGCGAACTTAGCGCAACCGTGCCAATCCTCCCGCCTTTAAATACCGCCCTCGATCCAAAAGCACCATTCACTGTTGATAAGGTGCATTCGTTAAAAGTCACAGGGGCATATAAAGCCCCAATGGATGTTGCTGAACCTGAACCCGCCGGGGCGCGTAAATCCCCTACTGGATTAGTTACCGTGACGTTATTAAAAGTAATATTTCCACGATAGTTATTATTAAACAGCAATGTGCCTATTACGCCACTATTGACCTGAACGCCAAGCGCATTTGCGCGCGGTCTGAATGTCGCCACATCCGGGTTATTAACGATAATTTCAGATCCTACCTGCAACGTGCCTGTTGCCCTCGGGGATTCCAGCGTAATTTTAGACGCAGGTTCTGCGATAATGATATCCCCGGCAACCAGGCCGCCGTATGTAGTCGAACGCCCAAAGTCACAGGAGACCACCGCACCCGGCGCAGCAATTGTTCTGACGTCGGAAAAATCCATCGTCATTACTACTGAGGGTACTGTCGAAACTGTCGGTGTTCCGTCTGGTGCAGTTGCTTTCGGTGATGCATCAATGACAGCTTGACCAATAACAGTGTTGCCAAGGTTAAAACGACAAGTAATATAATTTAAACCGGCGATCGTAGTATCACCCGCCTCTGTAGTCGTGATATAAGTTCTTTCACAGTGAATGTTATGAATAACATCCCTGATACCAGATGCATAAATCGCTTTGTCGTATGACTGTTCTACCTGCATAGACACAACATGGTTTGTATTATCAGTGTCACCGCCCCCCGTAGAATAATAGGCATAGTCAGATGCATTACCGCAAAGTTCAGTCTGCAAGCGCAGGAAGGTAGAATCCCATATTGCTTCCCTGTGAATACCTATTCCATTAAAACCACTGGCACGAATATGACCAATATTAAGCCACTGCCCTTTTAAATAAACACCGTGCAGCGCTGCATCACGGTTGAGCGAATCAACATAAAGACTGCCTATAACTACGACGCGATTAGCTCTGCCATCGCCATAAGGTAAATCTGGATTACCTATAGTGATTGCGTAGTCGCCATTAAAGCCAACCGGGTTTACTTTAAAAATCCCTGATGTATCGCTGATAATTCTGGCAACCTTCGTTAAATCGAGGGTTGAGGAAATTGTCCAGTAGCTGCCCCGGAAATCTACGGTCTTACCTTCCGAAGCAGCAGCATAACGCAGTATGGCGTCTGTAGAGTCATCTGTGTTTCCTGGCTTAGCACCAAAATGAACCGGCAGTAACTGATCTGTTACTCGTTTCCATCGGGCACCGCCGCCGGTGACAATAACACTTCCGCCATCGTCGATACTTTCCTCGTCCAGATGGTCATACTCAAAATATCCACCGCCACAACCGAAGCCGGGTGAGTATTCAATTACATCAATTTTCTGCTGTATCTTCGTCGGTTCAATACTGCGAAGAGCCTCAACAGATGGACAGCGACCGATATATTTTAAACCGTCGGCGCTTTGCAAATTAAGCGCCGTTTGCCAGTCAATGCTACCCGGAAACACAGGCAAGCTATCACCTGTTGCCGCATCGTACGCCTGCACTTTACCTTTACGCAGATGTGCCGGCGGGAGCTGGGTTAGCTCCTCATTTTTTGGTACCCGAAGCGTCCTTGTGAGACTTAAAGAATTTTGCTCCTGATACCATTTTTTTGTAACTGCATCCTGCGGGTCTATCGGGTCGCCAAGATTAGCAATACGGTAACCTTTTGCATTGAACGGCCCGCCAAATATCGGACGCGTCAGAGCGAAACCAAGATCGATAAAAGCTCTCTGGATAGCCATCCAGATACGGTCAAAATCCTTGTTAACGGTATCCGCCAGCAGATCGCCGTTGTCCTGGTAATCAGTGAGTCGGTACGTTGGCACCACTCGTTCAAGCATGACGACGGCGCCGTTTGCCGGTGGCGTCAGAAAGGTAATATCGCCGCCGTCCTTATTGCCTACACCTGCAACGGTGTACCCACTGGTAACAACGTCTCCGTTTATGCTCACCTGCAGGTCGCTGGCGCTGATGATATAAAACTCATACGTGAAAACAGTCGTGAGACCATTCGCAGTATAAATGTTATAGGGGGTCTGGTTAGGTACCGACATAAGGGAAGCTCCGGCGGCTAATAATCTACAGCGACCGAAATGTCGCCATCGTATGGCTGCCAATGCTCCCTCGCCTGCGCGGTCGGAATCCCGACTAATTTCCCAATACGTACAGGTGTAGCGCTGATCGCGCCGGATCCCGAATCGATATAATCATCAGGCTGATTAGTCAGTGCCGGGTTAAAATCGCGCATCTGGTCATACATCGGGCCATCGAGCACGTCGGTATGCGCCCAGAGGAACCGGGACGATAACGGCGCTTCAAATGCATCGAGGATACGCTTTTGTTTGTTGGTGACGCTGAATTCTTCCCGCACGCCACAGCCGGTACCCTTCAGCGCCTGAATAAGCAACTTCCCGGCGAAACTGCCGGGGCCGTTTACTTCTACGCAGACCAAAGGGATCTGGTACTTCAGCACCAGCTCTTTAATCTGCATCACCTGACCGCCGGTGATTTTGTCATTGTCGTCAAACTCTGCCAGCTCACCAGTTAATCCCTGGCAAACATGCCAGTAAAGATGCCCGCGGGCGTCGGTGAAAATAAGGGAAAATGCCGAAGCATCAGCCTTAACTTTGCCGGTGGCCACATCCCACCAGGCGACAGCGCCGACGATTTGCGTCTGGCCCAGCCACATCGAGCAGGAACGGTTCGCGTAGCGAATTTCAGGCTGGACGTTGTACTCGCGGATACGTTCGGGGTCGAGACGAACATCACCAACCGGTTTACTATGCAGCTGGTACTGGCTATCCCATTCGTTAATGGTGCGCGTTTCCCTGCGTCGCTTTTCCATTTCTTCACGGGTAAAACGCTCCGGCCATTCGCAGCCAGCATAAAAGTCGATAAGCGCATCAGGAGCTGCGGCGAACTCTACACCGGTGTCAGTAAGCTGATAATCGACACCCTCGACAAGCAGCCGCGCCGCTTTATGGATGCCAACGAAAACATAATCTGGCCGGAACGGAATTTCGTAGCGCAGCTGCGTGGCGTCTTTCGCCTCGATACGGTGTTCATCGCGGAATAACTTAATGGTCAGGCAGTCGGCGCCTTCGGCCTCTTTCTCGTCATACAGGCTATCGTGGGTATGCGGTGTACCAATAAACAGTTTGCGGCCGCCGGGGATCAGGATGTGGGTTTGCTCGCCGAGCCGATACCGGAGCTTTTCGCGCGCTTCTGGCGTCTGGATGTTGCGCGGCACTTCTACGTCATCGTTCTGGCATTCGTTGGCGCGTGCGGAGGTGACGTTAGACAGAATGCCTTTTGCGTACATGCTGCCATTACGCAAATCGAGCGCACCATTTACCCACCATTGCTCGACGGTGCCCTGCCCGTCTGGCAGCATTCCTTTAGTCAGCGGGTGATTGCGCAGTACGTTCTGGGTATCGCGGCTGGTTTTATACGCTGTGCCGTCGGATTCAGACTGATGCAGGATCCGGTATTGCCTGTCCTGATAATATCGCCAGGCGTTATACACCGCGAGGATGGTAGATTTACCAAAGCCACGAAAACAGCGAAGCACCGCGAGATCACCGCGATGCTCCAGCCAGTGGCAGGCACGATAGTGGCAGTCGGGAACATCCCAGTTCATCCGCTCCGCCCACATCAGGAAGAACGCGAGGAACGAGATCATTTCTTACCTTTCTGCAAACGCTCGATAATGGCGGCCGCTTCGCGTTCGGCTTTAGATACCTGCTGGCCCAACTCGAACGCTTCATCATCCTGCCCCGGATTATCTGAAGGGGTGCCGCCTCGTGTCTGCATACCGATAAGCGAATGCACTTTGATTAGCAGAGTTAGCGATGCCGCCGCGTTCTTCTTATCCCAGTAGCGATCGCCGCGCTCGTCTTTCGTCAGCTCACTCACTTTCTTTTCAGCACCGGGCCAGTTAGCCGGGTCGGCCTCCTGCAGCACCACATCGGTTAATTTATCGGTCAGCGCGGTAAGGCGAGTTTTGTAATCTGAATGCATAAAAAAGCCCCGTGGTTATCCATAGGGCTATGATGTATTCTTTCAAAGGTCGGATTCCTGACCATTTATCATGGAGATTAAAATGCGAAAATTAGTATTAACTTCATTACTATTACTTTCTGGATGCGCCACTTTTGGTCAGATGAACGATGGCCTAAATGCATTAAAAGGCAAAGACAAAACAATTGCATTTGAAGCTCTAGGGTATCCTAACCAAGAACAAAAATTTGATGATACCAAAGTTTATACGTGGGCCAATTCTGTAAATGATGTTGCAGCGCTTACATCTCCTCAGCTTACCACCGGCACCGTCGGCTCTACCTCTTTCAGTGCAAGCACAATGCAAACAGATTATGTTCCTGTGACTTATAGCTGTAAAATACAGATAGCGACGGACATGTCAGGAATAGTTAAAAATTATAATTATGAGGGTAACATGGGCGGCTGCGAACCTTATATACACCGGTTAAACAACTATTTTAAAAAATAACGCCGGGGCACCGGCGTTACCCAACGTTATCGCATTCCAGGGTCTACCTGGTTAATCAGCGGCGCAATCCAGAACAGATTATTACCTGGTAACAGCGTACGCACACTATGCAGCACACGGTCGCCAGCGTCGCCATTCAGCACGCCGGCGGTTACATCGGTAACCGTATCCAGCAGGCCGAAGGTTGGCCCCAGTGCAGAACCGATAAAGCCGCGGCTGGCGTACCGGGACTGCGTACCGGTGCCGAGTAATGGCCCTAACCCTATCATCCCGCCGGATGCTTTTTCCGCCATGTTGTTATACTCCATCAGCGGGCCGAGGATACCAGAACGGTCGATGCCCTCGAGTACCATCTTCTGTGGCGTCAAATCAACCTCCCTGCCGTTAGCCGCCTGCTTAAGCGCATAGGTCAATGAGCCCAGGCCAATCTGGAAGGCGGTACCGTAATAGAACTGCGCGGTACCTTCCTGCAGGCCGCCGAGCGTCGCGCGGTTATATGACGCCGTGGCAAAAGACTTAAACTGGAATACGGTTTTCCCCAGCGGGGTACTGGCCCATAGCGGCGTATCACCAACCCCCGGCGTGATAACGGTATTGTTTACATCCTTCAGCACAGCAGATTGCAGCAGGCCAGCGGCGTACTGGTCATCCCATTTTTCGAAATTGCCGATATGCCAGCCCTGAATAACTTCGCCGTGCTTCTGAAATTCTCGCTGGATGCGTTCGGCCATCTTCTCATTGATGCCGAGTTTTGCCAGGCGCTTCGCAGGGAACGCGCCGGACAGAATACCGTCGGACGTGATCATGCCATTCACCGATTTGTTCATATCGTCAAAGTGGCCCATCATGGTCAGCTTGCCGAACACATCGGTAATACGTTCCATGCCAGCTTCTGCAGCTGTCGTACGCGAAGAGCTATCGACCAGATCCCCCATGGTACGCGCGCGGGTATGCAGTATGGTTTCAAGCCCCACGGCCATTTTCTTCTGTTCCGCCCGGCTGGCGAGGTAAGCCGGCGAGCGGGTGATCAGCGCGCCATATCCACGCATGGTATTGCTGAAGCCGTTAACCATCATGCCGCGCGCCAGATCCGGGATAGCGGATACCGTCATGCCGCCGAGTTTCGTTACAAAGTTGGCGCTACGCAGGAAAGCACCGGCTCGGACGAAAAATGATGATGGGTCATCCGGCATACCGTAGGTACCAACGAGGCGATCGCGGAGCGCCAGAATATCGCGCAGGTCGGCTTCGCGCGCCTTCGCCAGCTTTTCCTGCTCTGCTGGGCGTAAACGCATCAGCGCGTCGTATTCGTCCTGGATGGCGGCGAGCTGTGAATCCAGCGACTTGTTGCCAAAGGTACGAGTTAATTCGATTTCTGCTGAGGCTTCGCGGATGTGACGCTGCAGGACGTAGTTAGCGTCGCTCTCCAGATAATCTTTCATCAGACGATCGGGAACGCTCAACGTACGCGATTTAGTGCTACCCGGCGCTTTCACCATAAAGACGTTGGCGAACTCCTGCGGAATTTTGGCCCCGACGATACGGTTAATCGTGGTATCGGCGGCGATTTCGGCATCTTCGCGGGACATGGTTTTTTCGCCGCGTGACCACCAATCAACTAGCATGTTGCGGAATTTATCGCGCTCGCTAACGATTTTCCCTACCTTGTACACGCGCGGGAAATAGCTGGTCTGTCCCATCGCTTTCAGTTCGGCATCCGGCGGGAGTAAGCCCAGTTCCTGCTGTGCCGTCTTCACACGATTGATGACCGTACGCATTGCCTGTGCCGCTTCCTGCACTTTCGCATTAACGTGCACGTCACCGTTGCGCAGCGCCTCGCCAACCTGTTCACGGAAGGCCGTATAACCCAGATCGCCGCCTTCAGCTTTGTACTGGGTGTATGCCTGCTTATTCGCAGTAACGACGGCCGCCTCTTCGCGGCGCCAGCCACGAACGCGCGTCTCTGCTGCAACCGGCGTTTCAATACCGCGCAGGTTGCCTTCCAGCGTGAAGTTATTCTCTGCCAGTTCCAGCGCTGTCCGGCGCGCTTCTTTTGATGGGGATTCCATCAGGCGGGTGATCGGCGTCAGATAGCTACCGGCTTTTTTAGCCAGCTTGCCGAGTGGGCCGCCAGACACTGGCGTGAGATCTTCCAGTGTTGCTTCGCGAATACGCATAGCACCGACGCTGCCACCGTTCGGTAAGGTATCAGCCAGGGCATCGGCTGCGTTGTTAATCGTTGGCGAGGCGTTCATATTATCGAGCGCCTCCGCCACTTCACGGGTAGCCGCATTTCTTACCGAGGGGGCGATCATCGCGCCAGCGGTAGCAAATACACCGCTGAGAAGTGCGCCGGCTGTGATGTGTGCGGCGCTCTCCCTTGCTGTTCTGGTGTACTGCTCGTTATTGAGCGCAACCTCGCTAAGCGCGGTACCGGCGGCGCCAATAGCAACCTGAGAACCAATACGAGCAGCCAGGCTTCCCTGCGCACCAGGGATAAACATCGATGCGACTGTGACGGGGTCGATAACCCCGGCGGCTATACTGGCTAAAGTTCCTTCAGTACCCGCTTCAGACAGCACCCGGCGGTCTTCGTTTTCATCGTCTATTCGGTTTTTAATCCAGGCGGTTTCCTCTGGGGATTGTGAATCCGCAAAGGCGGATCCCCATTGTTCGTACCCCTTTAGTTCGTTTTTATCAGAATAAGGGTTATACCCCTCCGCCGGCTCAAATTGTTTAGCCGGGCGGAACATCCCGGCGAGCAGGTTATTCTGACGAAAAGCGGCATCCCATACAGACGGTTGTTGCTGCTGTGGCTCCGGGTTAGTTCCTTCAGGCAGAGATACATCAAAACCAGTTGGCGCCTGAATGGCGTTATCCATTACGCTCGGCGGAACATCGGATTGCGGGTAGATAGGCATTATTCATTGCTCCATGAAAAGTAGTTTTTAACCCGGTTCATACGGTCATCGTGCAAACGCTGATATTGTTCATCGAGTGCGCGATGCTTCGCCTTAAATCCGCGTATATCTTTCCCGCGTGATATTTCCTCTTCTCCTTGCTGCTCCCGCTCCTGCTGCATTTTTTTATATGGTTCCCAGTCTTCCAATGACGGTTTCCAACGCATGAGGCGACCAAATTTATCGTAATAAGGTTGTACGCTCTCGTTACCATCTTTATCTTTCATGCGAACCATAATGGCGTAATCACCATTACGCGTGGTTAAAACATCAGGGGTAATTTCCAGTTCACCACCGATTCGGGATTCAGGTGTATTTGAAGTAATCACGGGCGCTGAACCTGATGTAATTCCTAGTTGAGTCGGGCTGGTTTCAATTTTACCTTCACGTTCCCCATAGGTCAGACGCTCTTTTTCTTCTTTCCACTGCGCAGCCTGCCAACCAGATGGCCCGTAGTTATAAAGCGCTTCAGGCGCGTATTTCATAAACTGGGTGCTGCCATTTACATCGCTAAGACTCCAGGTGCGAGCGACCTGGGTATTGGTCATCTTTTTGGCAACTTCGGCATTACCACCTGAGTTGCGATAATTGATGTCATAAAGCGACTGGTAGTCGTTACGAAAATTGACGGCGTTAAGGTTCTGGTCATCTGCTGCAGGACCGCCAAAGCTGTACCATGGTTTCATGCTACTGACTGCGGAATCCATCGCGCTGGCACGCTCTTTTTTGTATTCCTTCGTGCTCTGCGTAGAAGACAATTGCGATTTCAGGGCGTCAGTCTGGTTATAGGTCACGTTCTGTGCCTGCTTCACCGCTTCGTCTGAAGCCATACCGGAATCGGTAAGCTGTTTAACGGTCAGGAAAAAGCTTTGCATATCCTTTGGCATATCGCCCACAGAGGCAGGATCAGTTTCGTATAGCGCGTTAAATAAGGTCGATCCCTGCTTAACCACCTCGGGACTGCTGGAACGAGCGATCGCGTTCAGTTGTGATGTAACTTGCGATGGAATAATGCCCGTCTGGTTAACCTGCTGCACGATAGCGTCGTGAGTGGTGGCGTCGTTAATGCGGAAGTTAAGCGCCGATGGCGTATTGTCCGCCGCCTTCTGCATGGATTTGTTGCTCGGGTCGAGTTTCTCGCCGGAGATCAGCGCGTCGTTAAAGCGGGTAGCATCACGTTGCGCCTGAATATTGGCGTTGCTCTTCTGCACCAGCGCGCTAAGTTTGCCATACGCATCGAGTTTCAGTGCGTAATCCGGGTCGTTTGCCTGCGGCTTCACTTTCGCCAGTTCGGCCTGCTGTTCTGCCGGGGTGACGTACTGGATAGCCTGGAATGTTCTGGCGGTATCTATCGCAATATCCAGCTGCTTTACTACCTGCTGCCCTTTCTCGCCGTACATGAACATGATGGTTTCGGCATTAGGCATCGCTTCGGGAACATCACCGTTGTACAGCTGAGAAAATGTATTATTAACGATTGGCTCCATCTGCTGGCGAAGCGCCGTACGCTGCTGGCGGATCTGCGATTCGGCGATATTGTCTATTTTGTTTACCGCTACCGGGTCGAGACCCGTTTTATTTTTGTTGTAGCGGGACAGCCAACTACGCGTTTCGGCTGGCAGCTGCTTAACGAAATCCGCCATCGATATTTCGCCTTTGCGCGGGTCGCCGACTTTAGCGATCAGCTTATCGACGTTACCCATCCCCCAGTTATATGCAGCGCCGGCCAACGTTTCAGACTGATATTTTTTACTGAGCTGCCCGGCATAATCGCGCGCCAACTGCGCATGCTGCACAGGGTCATCCGGGTTGTACTCCACGCCACGTTTAGCCGCCAGTTCTTTCCCGGTGTCCGGCATCAACTGAAATTCACCCTGCGCGCCCGCGGGCGATGTAACAAGGCTACCGTCTGCATTGCGGTGCTTACCACCAGATTCCACCAGGCCGACGGCGCGCATATCAAGTTCGCCGGTGCTACTATTAACCAGCGTAAAATCGCCATTAAGCCAGCCGGTGGGATTGGTTACCGCGTAGTTCTGCGCGCGCTGCTCCAGCGCTTTTTGGTTCGCTTCTGAGACCGCGCCATCGATGCGCTCCTGTGACCAGCCGCGAGCCTGGCCATACATCTCGATCGAGTGTTTACGGGCGCTGCGTATCAGCCCCGCCTGCATCGGGTTATCGTAGGCGCTGGCCTCCTGTTCTACTGACGAGGTCACCGTCGCGTTAAGCTGCTGGCGCTGGGCCTCTTCTGTCTGCGCACGCTCGAAACCGCTATAGGTGCTTGTCCGGCGTACCTGCCCCGCTTTCCACTGAGCATCAAAATAGTTTAACTGGCTGGGCGGCACGCGCTTGCGCGCTTCCTCGTAATCGCCAGCGTCGGCCTTATCCATATCGGTGACCACACCGGACGATTTAAAGCCCTGACGCGTGACCGTGGCGCCCGTCTCCGGGTTTTCCCAGCGGTCATTAGATTTAGCTTCCAGATCGGTCAGAATAGCCTGCGTGGCCGCTACGTCGGCTTTATCCTGTCGGCGCTGTTCCAGATCAGCAGCTTCGCCTAATGCCACACCTGCGCCAGAAATGGCATTGCCAACGGCACCAACGTTGCTAACTGCTACCCGGTTTTGCTGCACCTGCGGCGTTACATTGCCGAAATTTCCAGTTGGTATTCTCACTTAAGCCCCCTGCTTTGTTTTCCAGCCGTTATACGCTTTGGCACCACCCGACAATAAAGAGCTGCCAGCGTTGATATAACCGGCCGTTGCTGCGTTATTTCCGCTGATTCGGTCAGCCTGCGCCTGCGATTGCAGACGGTTAGAGGAATTCACGCCATTAAGGATCGTCTGGTAGGCGTCCTGCTCTGCGTCTTCGGTAATGTCTGAGGTGATGCGCAGCGCGGTACCTTCGCCAGTTTCAACGCCAGACGCCGCCAGCGAAGCGTTAGCCGCTGCGGCCTGTTCACGCCCGGCTTTACGGATACGGTCGGCTTCCACCCTTGCGGCTTTCTGGCTCGCCTCTGCATCGGCTTCCGCCTGGGCGGCCTGATAGTTCGCCATTTTTTTCTGCTGCTGCCCGCTATATGCTGCGCCGCCAGCGGCTAATACCGTGGACGCCACCAGGGCAATTTCTACGCCAGTGCACATCGTCAAACCTCCATCGAATAAAGCAGGCCTGTTTGCTGCAGGCCGAGACGCGAATACAACTGGCCGGTGCGTTCTGCGTGCACGCCAGTGGTGATCCCCATGTTGATAACGGCGGCGCCGTGCTCTTTTGACCAGTCGATAAACGCGCGGGCCAGTCGCGGGCCAGCGCTGCCGCCACGATGTTCTGGCGCGACAAATAAGCCGTATTCGAAGGCCATCAACTGGCGGGAAAAAAACTGCTCGGCAATACCGCCGCCAAGCCAGCCGATCACACGCCCGTCTTTTTCAGCAACCAGCACACAACCAGACGACGAATAAATCAGGCTTTGCGCCAGTTCTGCGCATTTATCCGCATCAAACGGCGAGTTTTGCGAGTAACGGGACTCGAGATACATCCGGGTTCCCAGCTCAATAAGCGCCGGGATATCCCCGGCTGTGGCGTTACGAATCATCATTAGCCCCCGTTGCTGGTAAATACGATGACAATGGCGAGAAGATGGAACGGCAGCGGCTGGCGCTGCTGAATAGTCAGCGTGTCTTCTCCGCGCTCCCAGCCAAGTTTTCCCCAGTAGTGATCGCCGGTGAATAACGGCGCCGGCTGGTTGAGGATTTTTGGTCCGAACGTGCGGAACGGGATCACCTGGCCGTTGCACTCGGCGCCAGTGGTTTCGAGGAAACGCATAGTGACTTCACTGGTACGCTTGCGGGTATTCTGCGTGGTACCTTCTGATGTAGCGACTTCAGGCGTCAGTGTGGTAATGGTCGTTTCGAAGTGCAGGCCGATTTCGACTTTGTAGGCTTTACGCGATAGCGTGATTTGGCCGGATGATACGACCGCCTGCGGCATCACAGAGCCATCTGCAACAATATCAACGGTCTCGCCTTCGAGGTGCGACAGTCCGCCCCATGTCGTTGCGCCGGCGTCACTGGAGCCAGTCACAGCTGCATCGGTGTACAAGGCGTTACTGAACATTTCTACATAGCGAACGGTCTGGCCATCGACAGTACGGCGCACAATGGCGTACACCACATCGTCAGTCGCTGAGGGAATAGTCGCTACGGACTCAAACGCACCATTGGTGATCTGCCGTGACCACGCGACAACGTTCTGCGTCCGGTCTATAGCCATCGTCACCATTACGCCATCATTGCGAACCAGCCAGGTAAACGCATCAGGTTGCTGCTGATACGCCATATCGATCACGCCACCTTCTGTGATGTGTTCCGCCAGTACGGTCATATCGTTGGCCGAGTAGGCTACATAGCTGTCGGGGTCATAGGCGACAGCGTAGAGCTTACGGCCAGAACGCTGGACGAACATAATTTCGGTACCGACGCGCACCGGGCGGATCCCATTGCACCCGTACGGGCTGGGATTTTTTACCGAAATATTGGTAGGCGTAATCGCCGCATCGTTGCCGGCGGTAATGGTAAACTCGCCGCCGTAAGTCAGCGCAATTAGCGTATTCATCTGCGCGAGGTGAACAATCGGGTTAAGCTGGTCAGAAGACAGCGTAAAGCTGATCGCGTCGTCGTCATCGGTTCCCAGCTCAAAAGAGAGGTATACGCCCGATTCGCTCCACCAGATAGTTTGCGGATACTGTGGCGAACCAGCCAGAACCAGCCGCTGCTGATAAAGCGTTACCGCGCCCGGGTATCCAAATTCATCCGTCCAGACGGAATCCTCGCGAGTCCAGGCGCCCGGCGATGCTGCCTGCGTTGCGCTTAAATCGGTGCGAATGGTACCGACGGCAACCTGCGCACTGGTCACGCTCTTAATCAGCACCAGACCGCTGTTAATCCTGACGTACGAGCCCACATCTTCAGACACCCAGCCATCACCAGTCAACGGCGGCGGGTCTTCGCTACCTTCTGGTGGTTCTTCATCGCTCAGGGTCAACGTGATTTCCGAGCCGACGAATTCTTTCACCGATGGCTTGCACCATTTTTGCGGCGTGTCGCGCACTTCGTCGAAGGGTTCAACGATAAATGGTGCTGGCTCCAGTACCCAATCGGTTTGCCCGCGTCTCTGCAGGCGATGCGGTTTAACGGCCTGATGCACCAGAAACATGGTATCAGCGCCCTGAACGTAATTTACCGATGGCAGCATGTCAGATGTGTATGGACTGGTGATTTCGTACGGCGTGTTATCGTCGTTCACCAGCTGCTTACCATCCTGGTAAATTCGCAGATATCCGTCGCCAAATTCCAGAATGTACGCCTGCGTGCGGTTGAAAACGTACGGAATGAGGCGGGATTTTTTATCACCGTACTTTGTGGCCGCTACGAACTGCGAACCGGGGCGACGCATTACCCCGCCCTGCACCACGACCACGCTATTTTCCAGCGTCTTCGCGCCGTTCGCATAGCGATCGATATCAACACGCCCCATTAGGCGCGGGGAGATTTCGCCGGCGGTGAAGTTTGTTTTAATCAGATTGGCGCGCATGTCAGAACCTCGATTCGTAGGTTGGATAGCCGCCAAGCTCTTCCGGCGGATCTTCCTGACCATCTACCGCCTTCGCTTGCTTCAGCAGTACCAGCGATTCCTGGGCGAGACTGTCGCGCAGACTGGTAGAGCCTGTGACGGCATAAGCCAGCTTTGCCTGCATCATCATTTCTGCCACATCAACGAGCGCAGCATCCCAGGTGGATTCGTCTTCGTTGCGGAACACATAACGCAGCTTCAGTACCTGCACGTTCGCCAGTAGCCGGTTGCCTTCGACGCGGTACGGAATATCGTCGCAAGGTTCCCCAACGGACAGAACGCGAAGAAGATCACCGGGTAGTGCGAACTGAAAGCGGAAACCGAATACCGGTGCTGTACTGACAGGAGAGAGAACCACACGTTTAACAACGCAGTTCCACGGGTGTGCGCGCAGCAGCTTATTGCGTACAGTGGGATAAAGGTTTGAGCACAGACGGGCGTGATCGGTGTTTTCGTCGAAACTGTTAATCGGGTGAGCACCGAGCGCCAGCAGTGCGTTAGAGCAGATAGAAATACTGTCAGCCATAGCCTTACCTCAGATGAAAAAAGGCCGGGAGATATCCCCCGGCAAAGGCACCAGCGGCTTTATGCTACGAAATCGATGGCGACTACTTTGTTTTCCGCTGCGCGGCCTGCGCCATAGGACGCATCGACGGAAATCTGAATGGTGTTGTTTTTATCGCGGCGCGGGCCGATATCGACGTTGTACTCTTCGCCGGTACCGAAATGCACAGCGGTTTTACACCAGGCAACTGCGGTTTTGGTGGTGACAGCTGGATCACCTGCCTCAGCAGAATCTAGTTTTTCATAGGCCAGCCACTTAAAGCCCAGCCAGTTACCAGACACTGCGCCTTCCTGCAGCATTTTCACCGCCATAAAGTCGGCGCTGGTCAGCGTGGTATCGCTGAGGATTTGGGTCAGCATGTCGGCGTTGTAGGTGATATACAGCTCTTCACCGTTCTGCTCGTCACACTCGTTACGGCGGAACATGGCTTTTGCGGCGATCAGCTTCGCTTTGGTCATCCCGGTACCGCCGGCGACGATTTTCTGCGATGCGGGAAGCGCAACCGGAGCGTACGCGCCAGTGTTGGAGGTTTTGCGCAGAACGTCATCCAGCAGCGCACGATAGATAACATCGTCTTTTTTGCGGTTGGATGCGGCCAGCGTCAGCTGCAAATATGGCCCCTGCGGGTCAGCCAGCAGTTTGCGCAGGTCGCGCTTTTCCACCGGCACGAATACACCATAGTCAGCCATCAGCGCATTCCGGGTGCCGGCATCAGGAAGATCCCAGACGGTATCACCGAAACGCGTGGTGATCTGCTGCATCTCGATAGTGCCCATATCGTTGATGGTGAACGAAGCACCGGTAATATTGCCACGGTCGAAAACAGCAGCTTGCAGGCGGGAATCCTTCTGCTGCGCGGCAATTTCGAAAGAATCATGGAACTGCTGAACATACGCAGCGGTGATCATGTTCTTAGCGGTATCAAATGACATAACAATCACTCCAGAAAGTATCGCCTGCGGGTTGTCGGTATTCCCGGCCCAAATCAGCACAATGCGGTTGGCGCTGGCGCATTGCGGGAAATTTCAGTTATCCGGCGTCCCCGCCGGGCTGGTTGTGGGGTGATTGTTAGCGAGGTGCGCGGTCGGAATCCCGACCAAATAAAAAAAAAGCCAGCGGGTCAGGCTGGCTTCGATTGGCTTATCGTGACATGTCACGCTACGGTTTGATCGCCGTAACGCTTCTGGTAGTACGCTTTAACCTGTGCAGATACGCGTTCATGGTCGGCATGCTTCGGATTCATGTACGCTTCGGACTTCATCAGGTCGCGGATGGTCTGCTGCTCTGCCGGGTTGCTATCTGCGCCCGCTGGCGCGTCTTCCTGCATTTCCGCGCCAATTTTCGCCAGCATGCGGATCACCATCGGGTTATTGCCGATTTCATCGATGCGGCCGCGATCGCCTTCATCGGTCAGAGAATTGAACGCGCGGAAGGCCAGGCCAATATTCTTGTTAAATTCGGCGTCAGTCTTCCAGACTTCGCGCAGCTGCGTGGTAGCGGATTCAGCATCCAGTTCCGCCGCACCGTTAACCAGCGACGGGGCGATTTGCGCATACTCGCTGATGATGAAACTCATCTGGTCGTTGGTGATCCCCTTGCCGTGCGCCGATTTCATAAACGACTGCATGCGTGGGTCTGCTTTTAATTCTTCCCAGTTGAAGCCTTCGGCCTTTACCTCTGGGGCATAGTCATCAGCAGTTTTTGGCGGCGCGTCGCCGCTGCCCATGCGTTTTTCAAGTAGAGAGTAATTTTCCGCCAGTTTGCGGGCTGAGCTTTCAATACTGAGTTTTCCGTCCTCGCCCACAACGCGGAATTTTTCAGGTATCCAGTCATTCGCGCCCGGTTCGCCCGCGCCGGTGCTGAGTAGTGAATTACCAGCAGAATTATCAGCGCCCGGATTTTCAGCACCACCGCCATTGCCACCATCATTGCCCCCTGTGCTGCCTGCTGGCGCTTCGCCGCCCTGCTCGGCGTTCATGAATACGTGTTTAATCTTCCACATCGTCGTTTACTCCATCTGCACGGTTGATTTGCATCAGAATGAAATCGAGCACGGCACGTTGTCCGGCCCGGTAACAGGTTTCGCGATCGCCCTCGGTACCGCCGGGGACGTACGCCGCACGCCCAAATCGGCGCGTTAATTCATCCAGCACCTGCGGCCCGCCAGGCATTTCCTCGAAAATGCGTTTGTAATCCGCCGGTGATACTTGTTTAGTAACCATTAGCCCCCCGCTACTCGTTGGCCCAGTGCTGCGCCTGCCTGCTGCCCTGCGGCGGTTGCCGCTTCGCTACCTGCCTGCATCATCAGCGCCTGTCCTGCCTGCTGCTGTCGTTCCTTCTGGCGCTTCTCGCGAATTTCTGCGACCGCATCGGAAGTGCGAACAACCTTAGCCGGCACGCCGAGCGCATCAGCCACCACACGACCGGCTTCATCGGCATCGAGAAGATCGATAACCTCCTGGTCGATGTTGGCGAGGTTCGCAATATTCGCGCCGAAACGTTCAATAGCGGTGACGTTCTCCAGCTGCTGTGCGCGGGCAAGCGGCGAGATATAGCGCACGTTGAAATTGGCGTTTTGCAGGCTATCCGGTGCTGGCGGGAATACACCGGCACGGAATGCCAGACCGAAACAGCGCTCTACCAGCGGTTGCAGGTATTCAGCCTGGAAGCGACCATAGACCGGGCCGAGCAGTTGGCGGATCAGCGCCACACGCACATGCACTTCGGTTGCGGTCATCGCCGGGCCATCCTGCGGTTGCAGCTGGTCGGCCATCATGATTTTGCGGATAGACGCCTGCAGGCGTTCTTCTGCGGTAAAGGCCACATTGAAATCGGCGCCAGTGAGCAACGGTTTCATGCTGTCTACGCTGTTCGCCACGATGATGCGGCGCGGGCCAACTTTGACTGTACGCGGGTTAAGCACGCCGTCATCTTCCGCAATCCACATCCCGGCAATTGCCAGATCCTGCGCGGCCTTCTCCATGCGCTTTGTTTCGTTCAGCTCTTTGCAGTCTGGCAGCGCGTCGTATACCGGGCCGATGCCGTACGGCGTGCCGGGGATTTTCATCCAGCGCGGTACGCAGCAGGGGAATTCGTGATAGCCCGATTCGCGCACAATGAGCTTGCCGCTCACTTCCACGTTGTACGATGCAAAGCGCAGGTTTTTAGCCAGGCGCGCATTCACCACGTAGTTTTCACGCGGGAAAATGCAGTGCAGGAATTCGAATTTGTCATCGGGCTTTTTGGCGGCCGCATCGCGAATTTTTTTGCTGACCTTATCCGCGCCAAATTCTTTAATCGCCTGCTCTGCGGTGAGCTGGTATCGGCGATAAATCGTATCCACGATGCCGTCGCGGCGGGTGGATGTGACGTAGCACTGCGCCAGCGGCCACTGCTGGAACGAGAATCCGCCCTCTTCTCGGTCTTCGTCGATGTACAGCGCGAACCAGCCGGCGCACACCACATCGAGATTAGCCTCATAGCCTTCGGCGTCGAAGTTAGCGGCGTGGATGTTTTCCCATACCAGCGTTGCGCAGGTGGACAACCACGCGGCGGCATCATCCGGTAGCGATTCGCTGTCGAGGTTCAGCCACTGCGCGTTTGCCGGGGTCATGCCGGACATGAGAGCAGACGCCAGCATGCGGGCACTGTCGGTAGCCGTGCCGTCAAGCAGTCGTGCCACCTTCGATTTTGCGCTCTGTGCGTCCAGCACCTCATCGGATAGCCCCGCGCCGCGCAGCGGATAGGTGTAGTCGTAGCATTCCCGCCAGACGCTTTCGTGCACCTGTCGGTTGGCTTTCAGCGTATCAGCACGCTTAACCAGCTTTACGGCGAGTTCATCCATCGATTATGCCCCTAAGGTGTTTTTTGCTGCCTGAGCGCCGGAGGAAAGCAGGGATGAACCTGTATCCGTTGCGCCTTCGGCACCGCTTGCCAGCAGCGAGGAACCTTTCTTGCGCTTCTTACGCGCTGCGGCGTCGGCGTTCGCGGCCTTCGCTGCTGCATCGGCTGCTGCATCGGCCTCAGCCTGCGGATCCTGCTGTACGACTTTTGGTGCACCGCCTCCACACATACGATTCCCCCTTAGCCCGGCACATGCCAGCCGTGTTCGGTTAATACAGGTGCGCCGCGTACTGGCTGCGGCTTGCCCTCTTCGTTCGTCACCATTGCGCCCGTACCGCCGGTGGTGGCCTCAGTGGCTTTACGTACGAGGGTGAGAAACTCGAGGTTGTCGGTAAGGTTCTGGTCGGTCAGATCGGTAAAGCCCAGCTCTTCGAAGCGGGCAACGATGGTGGCGCCTTGCGCATTGAGCGTGGCGAGGATGGCGTTGCGCTCGGCCAGCGCCGTAGCGCCCAGCAGCGTCGCAACGTTCTGCTGCACCGTCGGTTCGGTAGTTTCAGCGTTCAGCACTGCGCCGGTGGCGTCCTGCGGCTGCGTTGTCTCCTGCCCCGGTGTCTCGATGGTTTTCTTCTGTCGTGCCATTGTGGTGGCTCCTGTGGAACGTGGAGCCTAGAGTGTGCGCGGGGGTGTTGGTCGGAATCCTGACCAAATGGATAATTTGTTAAAAAACGGTCTGATTTAACATAATGTACGTTATCGGCACCACGCGATCGGCACTCGTTACCGATTTAGCGTGAAGAGGTTATTTGTTGCGGTTTGCTGGCGGGAAAGTATGAAAATCGGCTGCATAAATCGTGCATAAAACAGGGCGGTTTTTGCATAGCGTTTTTAGTCAGTGAACGCCCTGTTTTTGCAAGTTTTCATGTTCACATGCGCTTTGTGCGCCAGGCGTATACGAATCGCCGTGATGTGACTTGCGCCGGCAGCTCGGAGCGTGGGCGCTGTGTGACGTAACACCAGAAGTCTATCAACGCTTCGCCAGTATGGTGGTTCGGTGCTGCGCCCTGCTTCCAGCCGATGATAGCAGACTTGGATACATCCAGCTCGCGGGCTATCTCCTGCAGCGGGATCCCCGTTCTGGTTATGTCGCTGATAACGCGGAACCAGTCTGTTTTAAACGTGGCGACGACTGGCATATGTCACCTCGCAAAACGCGCGCACGCGCGAGCATAGAGAGCGGTTTTGTTGAGAATCCGGCGCCGCTGAATCGCCGTTGAGGGAGTTAATTGGTGATTTCATATCGCTACCCGCAATAAATTACATGTTGGGCGTGTTACCACCTGTTACCACTGTTACCACCATCTTTCTAACCTTTCCCTGAAGGACTTATATATATATATGGGGTTTTTAGTAAATAGGTGGTAACAGTGGTAACAGTGGTAACATCCTTTAAATTACAATTAATTAAATTGTTACCACCTACACAATTGAGGTGGTAACAGGTGGTTACACTTGCCGCCAAACCTTCATTAATTTGCCTTCAACGCGCCTTGTTTCGCGCTTATAACCGCAATTTTGCAAAACATTACTAATTCGCATTTCTTCGCGTTTTCCGATGTGGCGCGGGTCTAACCCAATTGCATCGCGCAACACGTCGCTAGCGCGTAAAAATTCGCAATTTCGCGGAATGTCATTAGTCATCAAGTCGGGGGCGTCGAGCCATTTCTCGACCGTCTCTAGCCACGCGTCCTTAATGGTGTACTGCTCATGGACGCTTGCGCCTAGGCGTTCAGCATCGCGGAACTGGATACCGCCGAGGCGCTTAAACGTCTCGCGGGCTTCCGCCCATAGCAGCAGCAGATCGCGCTTAATGGCCTGCACATCGACGCTGGAGACCTCGACGGGCAACCACCGGCGGTTACCGGTTTTATCCGCGAGGAACTCGTCTTCGTTGGTGGTACCGATGAACACAAGGCGACGCGGGAACTGCGTAGCGAACTCCCGGTATTTGGGGATCCAGTTCTCATGCGTACGCGTCACGAATGCCTTGATGGATTCCAGCTCTTTGGTATTGAGGCCGCGCAGCTCGCCAATCTCAGCGACCAGTCGCCCGCGCATCTTGCGCGCGAGGTCGTCGTCCTTCTCAGCGAACGATATCTCTGTGAAGAAAGCAGGATCGGGGCTGAGCGCTTCCACGCCCGAGGACTTGCCGCAACCCTGCCGCCCGACGAGAATAGGCACCATGTCAGCTTTTATGCCGGGCTCCAGCACCCTGCCCGCCAGCGCCGTCCACATGTACATGGACACCGCGCGGGTGTATGGCGTATCGGCGGTACCGAAGTGGGTATGGTAGAAATGTTCGATGCGCGGTACGCCGTCCCATTCCAGCCCATTCAGCCAGGTAGTCGCAGAATCGAAAGGTTGTTCGTCAGCGGCCAGCAGCACCACGTCGCGGATAAGCTCGCGCCCTACAGCTTTAAAGCCGCGTTTTTCCATCGTGATACGCAGGCGCGCGTAATCCGGATCGGTGAACGCCTGCCACTGGCCGGAGCCCGCCGGCGCGAACATGATTTCATCGCGGAACTGGTCGAAACGAATATCGATATCCACGAAGTCAGGACGCACAACCGCTTTGGCCGCGTTGCTGATGGTGGCCTCAATGCGCCCCCATTTGTCACGCTCGAACGCCGGCAGCGGTAACGGCTCGGCCACTTCGGTGCTGGTCAGGTCTTCGAAATCGTCGTTGCGGATGCCGATAGCGTTCAGGTAATCACCATCGTTGCGGTGGGCGCAGCTGGCGTGCAGGCATTTGAAATGCCCGAGGTCAAAGCCAGCGGTACCCGCGGGGAAGTAAACTGTACTGGTTGGGTCGCCGCCGGTGCTGTGTCCGTCCTCGAACGGGCAGCGGATGTAACGCTCGCCGTTGGTACCGTCCAGCAGAGTCCAGCCGTTGGCGTCCAGATATTCCGCCGTTTCGTCGGTGGCGCCGGGTGTAAAGGTTGAGCGGTCGCGCATCTTACTGCTGCCGGCTTCGGTGGTGACCGATACAGGGAGAACATCGGCCAGTTGCTGCCAGAGTGTTTCGAGCTGGTCAGTCGTCACCGCCGGCGGATCATCCGGCAGCTCGTTATCCCATTCGATACGGGCGCCACTGCTGTGCGTACCGCAGGCAACGAATTGTTGACCGTTGGCCAGCAGCTCGATAATGCCGAGCTCGCCCTCGAGGCGGTGAATGCGTTTGCGGAAATCACCTTCCACGCCCAGCAGGTACAGGCATTTGTTACTATTCGCACGCCAGCGCCGCGGCGGAACGACGCCCAGCAGATGCGCGAGCAGGTCGCGGATCTTTTGCTGTACGTCGGCGTCTTCGCTGTCGCAGTCCAGCGCCAGCCAGCCGTTGCCAGTACGAACGCAAATCCCGTAATCAGGCTCTTTTGACCAGCGCGCAAAGTCGTGTTCAGTCACAACATGTTCTGTCCAGTCTTTGATACCAGTAGCCAGGTGGTCGCGGTTATACAGGCTCGGCGTTTTGCCCAGCGCTTTCAGTTTGCTGTTGGGGGAAATGGCGGCGTTCGGATTGCACACGACCGGCAGCAGCTGGTCGGTACGACCCAGCACCAGATCGAAGTGGAACCATTCATCAGACGTCGCCCCCCAGTTCTTAATCTCTGGCATGGGTTACGCCTTATTGTCGGTAGGTTGGCCGTGAAGAAGCCAGTTAGGGTCACATTGAAGCGCTGCGGAGATCTCCAGCAAATAACGAGGCCGGGAGATTACCCCACTCTCTATTCTGTTAATCGCCTGCTGGCTAACCCCGGTGAGTTCAGCCAATGCGACTTGTGTCATGTTGAGCTCTTTACGTCGCTCTTTTACTCGAGTTGCCAGGGTCATAGTTGTCACCTCTTACAATTTTAGTGGTATTTAGCAACAACTAATGATGTTTGTCAAATACAACAAAAATTGTATTTAATAAAAGGAGGTCATAATTTCAACTCTTATAAGGTGTTAAAAATGTCTCTCGCAGCACGCTTCAAAGCCCGCCGTATCGAACTTGGAATGACTCAAACAGAAGTCGCAAACGTAGCTGGGGTTAGCCAGCAATCAATCGAGTCCATCGAGAGCGGGAGAACGCGAAAACCGAGAAACGTACTGGAGTTGGCAAAGGCATTGAAATGCAGCCCTGACTGGTTGCTGAACGGTAAAAACATAATGCCGCTGGCAGAGGTCAGCACTCGCCGCATACCTATCCTCAGCTATGTACAGGCCGGGCAATGCACTGAGGCAAGGGACTACACCAATATGGAAGGCGAGTTCGAATACGTTCTCGCGGATGCCGATGTGCCGGAAACCTGCTTCGCCTTACGCATAGACGGCGACAGCATGCAGCCAGAATTTAAAGAGGGCGACATCGTTATCATTGACCCGGATCTGTGCCCCGCACCAGGCGAATTCGTCGTTGCCAAAAACAACGGGCATGAAGCAACTTTTAAGAAGTACCGCCCATTAGGCATCGGGGTTGAAGACTTCGAACTGGTACCGCTTAACCCTGATTATCCTGTATTACGCAGCGCGGAGCTGCCGTTACGCGTTATTGGCGTAATGATTGAGCACCGCATATACCGCCGTAAACGCTAATAAATCCCGCCACTTACGAGGGCGTAAAGCCCTCCACTTCACCTATCCGCAAAATTTTACCAACTAAATTTCATTAAATATCAATTAATTGGTATTTTTGCACCCCCAAATACCACATTTGTGGTTTACGAAATACAATTCAAATTGTATATTTACAGCAAATGAAGTACCGCTCTTTAACAAACAGAACCGCGTGACAGGCAAGCCGCTGTGCTCCTGGCAAAACGAAATAGCACCCGATGGGATCGAGGTAAGCGCCGAGTCCGTATGCGTACGGTAAGCGTAGAGGACGACACCGCGGCGAGCTGACAAGTCACGCAAGTTGAAACGCCCCGATGATGGGGCGCTTAGTTTCTTTAACTCTGGGTTACCGGAAAGGTATCCCACGCTTAAAGAAATTACTGGTTGTAAGGATCGTAATCCGTGATTGCCTTCCCTGGATTTTCATCTTCAGAAGGCAGTCGGGCCTCTAAAGCATTTCGGTTGAACAAATAGGAAGCCCTACAGTGCGAACAAACCATATTAACGGCTCGCCCAAGGCCTGGCTTAGTAACCAGACCTTCCGCTTGCAATATAGATTTTCTCTTTTGCTCGTAGCAATTGGGACAAATATAAACCGGGGATTGGTCAGCATCTGCAGAAAGCTTGCTGCGATAGACCAGAGTACCCCGCATAGGCTGGTAAAGTTCATAGCTCGCCGCTTCAGCGGCCCAGTTCTCTTGCTTTACTTTCTCATTTTCCAGTTCAACAATTTTCTCCTTAGCCGCAATCAACAACTCCTGAAGCGACATTTGCTGCATCTGAACATCCATTAGCTTATCGAGTAGGGTGTGCGTCTTCTCTTTAACTGCATAGTCGACAGTCAGATTCTGAATTTCTCTTGCTGCTCCAACCGCACCTTTAATTGCGCCTCCCACGCCGGACAAAGATTCAGTTATACGGGAAAGAATTCCTTTTTCTTCAGACATATCTAATCACTCTCAAACTGTAGGGGTGAAGAGATATTAGACGATTTCTCACTGTAGGGGTACAGGGAGAACCACCTCGCCTGATGTGGTTAAAAGCAGGCACTCGCCGATATCCATTGCATTGCTGTGTGTAGTCTTTGCCCGCCTCCCACAGCGGGCCTTTTTTCCTGTCGGAAAGTGCATCCACAAAGGTGCTATGCCTCGCCCGCTGGCACCGGGTGCGCTTCCCGACATGAAAAGGAGCACTACCAATGAAACCTGAACACCTCCACCGGCTGACGGGGCGCGATGTGCTCCGCTGGCGCCGTAAACATTTCGACTTTATCACCGGGCTGGCTATCGCACTTGCGTGCGGCCTGACCGTTTCCTTAATCCTTCTTATCGCGAGGACTGCCGCATGAGCCTTGAACAAAATCTCGAACTTAATAACCAGCTGCTGACCAAGCAAAACTCGCTGTACGAACGCAATATCGAGCTGCTCGAACGTCTGGTGCAGTCGCTGGCATCAGGCGTTGCGCTGAAACCCGACACCGTAGCGCAGGTGCAGGAGTACCGCGAAACAGTTACCGAATCGAAAACCGCGCTGACGCTCGACGATCTGCAGTTCGGCGACGTTATCGCGCTGGCAGCGTTCTACCCGGTACCGCAGCAAATCACCGAAGACATGCTGCAGCGCGCCATCGACTACCGCGACGCCGAAGCTGACGCGCGAGTAGTGCAGATCGATGCACTGGACAGCGCCCTGCAGGGCGTGAAGCGCGCTAAATCGCTCCTGAAACCTGCCCTGCTCGACCTGTCCCGAAACGTTCTTAAGTACTGGGACGACCTGCCAACCATCGGCGAGCGCCGCAGCTTTGCCGAGCGCCTTCTCGACGCAGCACCAACTGAACGCGACGCGGTGAAGCCGAAGAAGGCCAGCAGCAAAGGCAATAAGGAACGTAAAGGCCCGTTCTACTGGAGTCATCCGGAAAGCGGCGCAATCGGTAGTGTGGAAGACCTCGGCGCTCTGAATGAGTTACTGGAAGACGGTCTGACAGTGGAGATCAACAAAGTCGAATTCCTTCAGTTGCAGGAAGCCGCCGTGAAAAACAAAACACAGACGGAAGACAGCGCACCAGACTTTGACGCGCTGCGTAAACAGGCCGAAGAGTGCATTAAAACGCTGTGCAAAGGCGGATATCGCGCTGAGGCCGTCGGCATCCTGGACAGCTTCGGCGCGAAAAAGCTGGGCGAAGTGGAAGACAAAGACCTCGCTGATCTGATTGCCAAAGCCGAAAAAGCTCTGGAGGGCTGATTCATGCCAGACGTTCACGCAAGATTATCACCATCGTCAGCGCATCGGTGGATGCGCTGCCCCGGTAGCCTGGCGCTTGAGTCTACGCAGCCGGATAAAAGTTCTGCCTTTGCCGAGGAAGGCACCCGCGCCCACGAACTGGCGGAAAAAATCTTAAACGGCAGATTGCAGGGGTTTGAGCACCAGGGTGGAACAGACCCAGAAATGCATGATTACGTGCTGCGCTACGTCGATGCTGTCTGGACACTGGCCGAAGGTAATGAGCTGATGGTCGAGCAGCGCGTCGACTTTTCGCATATCGTCGGCGTGGAAAACTCCTTCGGTACCGCTGACGCCGTTGTCATTGTCGGCAACGAGCTGCAGATCCACGACCTTAAATATGGCCGCGGCGTGCAGGTTGACGCCGAGCAGAACGAGCAGCTGCAGCTGTATGCCCTCGGCGCGCTGGAGCAGTTCAACCTGTTGTACGACTTTGACAGCGTGCGCCTGTTCATTCATCAGCCGCGGCTGAACCATGTATCTGAATGGGCTTTATCTGTGGAAGAGCTGGAAGCATTCGGCCAGCGGGCGCAGGAAGCCGCGGCAAACGTGATCGTGATGTTCAATATCGCGGAATGCGAAGGCGTTAATACTCTGCCGCTGGAGAACTTCACACCAGGCGAGAAGCAATGCCGGTTCTGTAAAGCCAGCGCCATTTGTACCGCGCGCGAGCAGTTCCATATGCAGACCGTCGCCGGAGACTTCGACGACCTGACAGCACCGATCGGCGAGTTGGTCACCAGCGCCATAGCACGTGTACCGATGCTCACCAACGAACAGCTGGCTGAAATATACGGACAAGCGGATTTTCTCGAATCCTGGCTAAAGGCCATCCGCGACCGGGTAAACAGTGAACTCAACGCCGGGCATCCGGTACCGGGGTTCAAGCTGGTAACCGGTAAGCAGGGCAATCGTGCATGGCGCGATGAAGTTGAAGCCGAAGAGTTGCTGAAATCTTTCAGGCTGAAACAGGATCAGATGTACAGCCAGAAGGTGATAAGTCCGACGCAGGCCGAAAAGCTGCTGAAGAAAGAAAGCCCACGCCGCTGGACGAAAGTCGAAGCGCTGATAACCCGCTCTGATGGTAAGCCCACCATCGCGCCAGAATCCGACCCGCGCCCCGCGCTCAACGTTAACCCTGTAAACGATTTTGACGACGTGTCCGAAGATGCGATCGCCTCTGACCTCATTTGATTTAAGGAACAACACCATGAAATTGAAACTCAATAACGTACGTCTGGCCTTCCCTGCTCTGTTCGAAGCGAAAACCGTAAACGGCGAAGGCGATCCGCGCTTCTCGGCAGTTTTCCTGATGGACCCGAAACACCCGCAGCTCGAAGAGGTTCGCAAAGCGCTTAAACAGGTGGCGAAAGAGAAATGGGGCGAGAAGTGGGAAACCATCTACGGCCAGCTGGAGAAAAAGCTCAACCTCTGCCTGCACGACGGCGACGAGAAAGCCGAGTATGAGGGCTTTCCGGGTAATTTCTTCCTGAACGCAGCGAACAAAGCCCGCCCTACTGTTATCGACCGCGACCGCACCGCACTGATTCAGGCCGACGGCCGCCCGTATGCCGGCTGCTACGTTAACGCCGTGGTGGATATCTGGGCGCAGGATAACAACTTTGGTAAGCGCATCAACGCATCGCTAAGCGGCGTCCAGTTCCTGCGCGATGGTGACGCGTTCGCTGGCGGCGGCGTGGCCGCACCGGACGACTTCGACGATATCAGCGAAGGTGCCGACGCTGGCGAGCTGATTTAACCCGTCCACGCCCGGTCATACGCCGGGCACATTACGAGGTCAGAATAATGGCGCAGACAGTATTAAGTAGCAGCATTAAAGAACAAATCATCTGTAAGGCTCTGGCAAAAGCGGGTATTCCAAAGCGCAAAGCTGCGCTACGTGCGGCGCGCGTTGCATGGGCTGAAAGAGTCAGGCTACAGGCTATTGGAGGTGCAGAAGTAGAGGCGGAAATACTCAAAAATTTAAAAAAAATTGAAGCACTTGCCGCTAAATTTCCTGAGGCGCTAAAAACCTCCAATAGTATTATCAGGAAAGATAACGACATGTATCTGAATCTGGCGGGGGCCCGGGTTAACGTCTATTTCAACGGTAACTACCGGGGGTATGAATCAGGATCACCTGACCATATTCACAAAATCGCACCGAGTGAATTTACCCTTCTTGCAGAAGACCCCCTCGTTACCGAGTTTTACGGGTTTGATGCACTTTATAAGCAGATTCAAAATGACGAATCAGACATTCGACAGAACGTCAGCGCTGCTCTCAGTAAAGTGCGCACCGTTAAGCGCCTGCTGGAAGAGTGGCCCGAAGCAAAAGAGCTTCTGCCTGCCGACGCCCCATCTGTTCCGCTGCCGCCAGCGATACGACGCGAAACCCTCAACGAAATGATCGGCCTCCCTTCCGACGAAGAGGCCACCGCGTAAACACCACCCGGCCATGCGCCGGGTGTTTTGCAAAGAGCCTCCCTTTTCGCAAAGCACCCGCGAGGAATATCTATGTCTGAAACCATTCTCTGGGGCGACCTGGAAACCTATTGCGAAATCCCCATTAACAACGGTACCCACGCTTATGCAGAGGGCGTCGAAGTAATGCTATTCGCCTGGGCTATCGGTGACGAGCCGGTTAGCGTCTGGGATTTGACAGCTGGCGAGCCAATCCCAGGCCCTCTATTTAAAGCCATTACCGACCCCGATACCCTGCTTTATTTCCACAATTCGCACTTTGACCGCACGGTGCTTCGCCACGCAATACCGCGGCTGGCTCCACCAGTTGAGCGCTGGCGCGACACAATGGTGCAGGCGCTGGCGCACAGCCTCCCCGGCGCGCTGGCGGCGCTCTGCGAAGTGCTGGGCGTTCCGCAGGATAAGGCGAAGGATAAAGAAGGCAAATCGCTGATCCAGCTCTTCTGTAAGCCCCGCCCGAAGAACAGCAAGCTGCGCCGCGCAACCAGCAAAACGCACCCGGTAGAGTGGCAGCGGTTCGTTGCCTACGCCGGGCTGGATATTGAGGCAATGCGCGAAGTCTATAAGCGGTTGCCGAAGTGGAACTATCAGGGCGCCGAGCTGGCGCTGTGGCATCGCGACCAGCAGATCAACGACCGCGGCGTATGCATGGATGTGCAGCTCGCACAAGCCGCCATCGAAGCGGTAGACCTTGAACAGAAGCGACTGGCAAAGCGCACGCAGGTGATGACCGACGGCGAGGTACAGGCGGCCACACAACGCGACGCGATGATTAAGCACATTGTCGAATCGTACGGCGTCGAGCTGCCAGATATGCAACGCAGCACGCTGGAACGTCGCATCGCCGACCCTGATCTGCCGTCGCCAGTGAAAGAACTGCTGGCTATCCGCCTGCAAGCCAGCACCACTAGCACCAGTAAGTACAAATCGCTGATGAAGGGTATCAGCAGCGACGGGCGTCTGCGCGGTACGCTGCAATTCTGCGGCGCATCCCGAACCGGACGCTGGGCCGGGCGGTTGTTCCAGCCCCAGAACCTGCCCCGCCCGACGCTCGAGCAGGAACGCATCGATGAAGGCATCGAGGCGCTTAAATCCGGCTGCGCCGATCTGCTTTTCGATAATGTCATGGAACTGACCAGCTCGGCGCTGCGCGGTTGTATTATGGCGCCGGCGGGTAAAAAGTTGGTTGTATCTGACCTGTCGAACATCGAAGGCCGAAAGCTGGCCTGGCTTGCCGGTGAAGCGTGGAAACTTGACGCATTCCGGGACTACGACACGCTGATACTGGACGAGTCCGGCGCGCCAATCTGGGACGCTGCCGCTAAAGATTATAAGCGTCGCGGCCCTGACCTCTACAAACTGGCCTACGCCAAAGCATTCAATATTACCCCGGAGGAAGTGACCAAATACCAGCGACAGATTGGTAAAGTGATGGAGCTGGGCCTCGGCTTTGGCGGAGGCGTCGCGGCGTTCCTGACCTTCGCGCTGGTCTACAGCCTCGACCTCGAGGAGCTGGCAACCGCCGCGCTGCCGAATATTCCGCGCGATGTGCAGCGCGAGGCTAAGAGCTGGTATGACGAATCGGTGAAGCGTAAAGCGACGTACGGGCTATCGGAGCGCGTATTCATCGCTTGCGATTCACTTAAGCGCCTGTGGCGCCGGGCGCACCCGGAAACGTGCGATTTCTGGTACCAACTCGAGCGCACCGTCCGCGCCGCCATTGCTACCCCAAAGAAAACACTCTACTGCGGCTATCTGAAAGTGCGCCGCGATGGCGCATGGCTGCGTATCCAGTTGCCGTCCGGGCGGGCGCTCTGCTACCCGTCGCCGTCGATTGAGAAGGGAAACATCACCTATATGGGGATTAACTCCTACTCGCGGAAATGGCAACGGCTCAAAACCTACGGCGGAAAGCTGGTCGAAAACGTCACACAGGCCGCCGCCCGCGACGTTCTGGCCGGGAACATGCCGCTGATCGAGAACGCCGGATACAGCATTGTACTCACCGTGCACGATGAAGTTATTTGCGAAGCGCCGGACACCGACGACTACACCGACGCCGCGCTCTCTTCCCTGCTCTCCACCAACCCCGAATGGGCGCCCGATATCCCGCTGAACGCTGGCGGCTTTGAGGCGTATCACTACCGTAAGGACTAAACGCTATGGCACAAGGTAACGTCGAAAACTTCGCAATTATTGTGTTAATCAACGGTCGGACATCGCAGGTCGAACTGACCACATCGCAAAAACGCCTGTTTGCCAAAGTCACATTGGGTGCGCTACAGGACTCCGACCAAATCCGGCTGATGCCTATCGACGATATGGTAAAGCTGGAACCAGACCACGAAGCCTTTTCCACTGATTGAGGTAACCCCTATGGCATTCAAATACAAAGACAGCCCGCTGTATTACCGGTCTGCACGAGAAGCCATGCAGCTGGAAAAAGCCGGTGAATATGACCGCGCGGCGAAGGTCTGGGCGAAAGCCAACCGCGAATCACGCAACGATCTTAACCAGGAGTGGAGCGAACGCCGTTCCGACTTCTGCCTGATGCAAAACATGCGCGAACGACGCAAGGCGGTGGGCGATGAGCTATCGAGGTAAGGTTTTACTGCTACTGCTGGCAACGCTCGCATGTGGCTGGGCGCTGATCGCATGGGCCATTGCGGAGGTCTTATGACTATCGTGAAAACACATACTGGTACGGTAATCACCAAAGACGGCCCGAAAACCATGAAGCTGCACGAAACGAAAGCTATGTGGGTAGTCGGTAAAACCGAATGCTACCACAAAGAAACAGGCCGCCGGCACTTTGCAGAGCATACGCGCCGCCGATTGCTGCTCGAAACCATCCGGCCGATCGAGGGCGCTCCCCAGGATAAAAGCTGATGGCCTACGAACGCGAAAGCATTATCGAAAAGCACCTCGCCGCTGCGGTGAAAGCCGCCGGCGGGATTGCCTATAAGTTTGTTTCACCCGGGCGCCGTTCGGTTCCCGATCGCATCGTGCTGCTACCCGGTGGCCGTATCGTTTTTGTGGAGTGCAAAGCACCCGGCAAAGCACCACGCGCCGACCAGCTGCGCGAGCATGAACGACTGCGCGCGCTGGGCTTTAACGTGGTGGTGCTGGATAGCAAAGATCTGGAGGGGATATTGTGAAGCTGTTAGACGCTATTTTAAATCGCAAGAAATTTAAGGCGCTATCGTGGTGGGAAAACTTCATGGGCGGCCATATCAGCATTGGGCCAGTAACTATTTACGGTGAAAACGCTATGCACTGGGCGGTAAATATCCGAACAAAACGGTGGGGTTATGTCTGTTTTAGGTTGCCCTTTCGCTGTTTCGGGCGTTGGTGGCCTTTGTATTTGTATATATCGCCCAACGGTAATCCTTGGGCTGCAACGTTTTGCATCCCCCAGAGGTATCGAAAATGACCTCATCTAAGCTATTCACCCCCCGCCCCTACCAAGACCTCATAATCAATCACGAAATAGATATCGAGCGCTGCAATATCTGGGCGGGTATGGGTATGGGTAAAACCGTGGCCACGCTGACCGCACTGGAAGACCTCTTTATGTGTGGCGCTGAGACACAGCCGGCGCTGGTACTGGCACCACTGCGCGTGGCAGCCAGCACATGGCCTGATGAGGCTGTAAAGTGGGGCCACCTGCGCAACATCGAAGTGCAGCCGATTGTCGGCACCGCCAAAGCGCGCGCTGCGGCGCTGGCAAACAGCAACGCCAGCGTGTTTACCATCAACTACGACAATCTGGTGTGGCTGACCGAAGAACTCGGCGGGCGCTGGCCGTTCGCTACCGTCATCCCTGACGAAAGCACCCGGCTTAAGTCGTTCCGGTTGCGTGGCGGTGGTAAACGCGCGGCGGCACTCGGCAAAGTGGCGCATAAGCACGTGCGCCGCTGGATGAACCTGACCGGCACGCCGGCGCCGAATGGCCTGGTGGATTTGTGGGGGCAGGCGTGGTTTGTCGATCAGGGGCAACGCCTCGGGCGCACGTATGGCGCGTTTACCTCCCGCTGGTTTAACTCGATACAATTTCCCGGCCAGAGCTGGACAAAGCTGGAGCCATTCGCTCACTCGCAGGACGAAATACAGCGCGCGCTGGCAGATGTGACTATCTCGCTGGACGCCGCCGACTGGTTTGATATCAAAGAGCCCATCCATAACGTGATCCGCGTGGACATGCCACCAAAGGCGCGCCAGCAGTATCGCGAGATGGAAAAAGAAATGTTCCTCGAGCTGAACGGCGAAGGCATCGAAGCGCCGAACGCTGCGGCAAAGACGGTGAAGTGCCTGCAAATCGCCAGCGGCGCGGTCTACACCGACGACGCCGGGAGCTGTTCAGAACTCCATGACGCGAAGCTGCAGGCGCTGGACAGCATACTCACTGAAGCAGCTGGCGCACCGGTGCTGGTTGCCTACCACTGGAAACACGACCTCGAGCGGTTGCTTAAAGCGTTCCCCCGTGGCCGCCATTTAGACCAGGATCCGCAGACGCTGCGTGACTGGAACGCCGGAAAAATACCGGTGCTGTTCGCCCACCCCGCCAGCGCAGGTCACGGCCTGAACATGCAGGACGGCGGCAACATACTGGTGTTTTTCTCGCACTGGTGGGATCTGGAGCAGTACCAGCAAATTATCGAACGCATCGGGCCAACCCGGCAGATTCAGGCCGGACACAACCGCCCGGTATTCATACACCACATTATCGCCGCCGGCACTATGGATGAAATGGTGATGGAACGGCGCAATTCAAAACGTACAGTGCAGGATATCCTGCTCGATGCCATGAAAAAAAGAGGCCAGTAGGCCGTAGGAGGTGGTTAGTGGCCAGCATTGAAATGATAACCGAGAAAGAAGTGATGCAGATGATGCGAATTTCATCGCGTATGACCATATGGAAATATACCGAACGTTATAATTTTCCAAAACCGATACGCACCCACCCCAAACAATACCTGCTGTCGGAGGTGGAAGCGTGGATCTTAAACGGCGGTATCAACCCGAAATCTTCTTGA